CCGTGAGTAATTCCGTTGTAAAAACCACTTATTATTTGGTTGTTACCTCCACCAAATATAGTTGAAGCCGCTGATTCAGATATCAGTGATGAACTAGCACCATAGATACCCATATTTTGGTCGTTGGTTCCATCACCACTAATTGTGGAACCATTAGCACCTATAATAACATTATTATCACTTTGTGATGCTGTGTTTCCTACTTGTATTTCACTACCAGCAGAAGCGATGATAGCACTTTGGTTTGTGACACCAGAAATATAACATTGGGTAGCACCAAGAATAACACTTCCGTTTAGTGATGTGCTACTTTGTGTGATGTATGAATTTGTTGCTGACGCTATCATATTTCTTGCAGAACCTGTCGTGAAATTCATATCACAATTCTCGGTTCCTATCATAATATTTTCGTGGGTTTCATCCCCTGCGGTAATTGTTGAAACTTGTGAACCAATCATCACATTGTGTTTTGTATCACCCAATGTCATATCATTACCTTCACCGAATAACATACCATTTTGATATGAGTTTTTTGTAGCGGATATAGTTATGCTGTTATTATCACAACCCATAATAAGGTTTCTATAACTATTAGCACCATTTATATCACTACCTGTTGAAGCGATAATACCAGACATTTGACCCCCTGCGTTATGGGAGTTGTTATAACCACCAATTAGGAACCCAAACCTTTGGTCTGCGTTGAACCCACCCGCTTCACTCGCAAGAACTACCGATTTGATACCATTGTTCATTGTAATACCCTGTGAAGCCGCAACAAATGTTTCAGTAGAAGTAGCAGGTATATTACAACTATTTGACGCCATAATAACATTTCGTTCCCCACCATTTGTAATAGTAGAATTATTGGATGAGTATATCCCGTGATGGAAACCCCTTTGTATATATGAGTTAGCGGTACCAGCGATAAGTTGAATACCTTGTTCTCCACCCTCACGGATAGATGAATTATTGGAAGCAATTATACCAAACGCCCTACCACTATCCAAGTCAATATAACTACTCAATGAACCAACAATTACCATTTGTCCTGCATCATCACCCGCAGCCGCAGAATAATCAGTATAAGAACTTTTACTACCCCCGATAAAAGATGTCCAAGTCAGGTCAGTAATGGTTGAACCAGTATTACCAAAAAGGTCTTCTACAAATATTTTTTGTTCCTGTGTTTGTGCGTTATTTAGTTTTGGTATGTAATCGTTCTGTGCGTAGGTAAAAACTTGTGTGAATCCTGAAATAGGTAAGGCAACTCCCGAAGTTCCACTGGTTCCCGATGAACCGCTTGACCCACTTGACCCTGAAGTTCCGTTTATTCCTGAAGACCCTGAACTTCCACTTGACCCTGAACTTCCGCTCGAACCTGAAGTCCCGTTTATTCCTGAAGTTCCACTTGAACCTGAAGACCCTGAACTTCCGCTTGAACCTGATGTTCCGCTAATTCCTGAAGTTCCACTCGAACCTGAAGTTCCGCTGGTTCCTGAACCACCACCCCCTGTCATTACGAGGTTGGTTTTCATTTTATATGTTGTTGTTTCACCTGAGTTATTGAATACGAGGTATCCGTCTGTTGGGTTTCCGTAGAACTCAGGTAGTTGACTAATTTTTAGGTTTGACATTTATTTTTGGTTTTTTGTTTTAGTTATACTCATATTCAACCCCGTCGTCATCCTGAGTTGTAGTGATGTTGGTATCCTCGTATAAAATGTTAGCGTCTACGGGGAATGGTTCGAACGGAGCGATGCATCTGTTGAGCGGCATATCAACCTGTAATGTTAGGTTGAGGTTCCACCCCACCAAAATATCATCGTAGGCTTCCGAGAATGGGGTTATTGTGGTCGGTAGTGTAAGGTCGTATCGGTGTTGGTAGTCCCCTTGAGTTTGGGTTACCGAGTATTTGAATTGAGCGAGAACGTCCTGAGCAATTGCTAACGTATCACTCCATAGGTCCACTTCGATATCGTAATTGTTAGCGTTCATAATATCACATATTAGGACACTAAATTGGTAATTTACGAAGGAGTCGTCTTGGACTACGTTTTGAGGTATTACGAACATTAGGGGGTAAATTGGTGCTGACCATTCGGGGTTATTACTTTGTTTGTCCCTCTGTTGAGTCAGGTATATTAGTTGTTTGATATCCCCGATACCGAATGAGTTTAGTTGTTTATGTTGTTGACATAACAGGGCTAAGTCGTCGGTTATATTTTTGAAGTTTATGTAGTTCATAATTTGGATAGTTGTTTTTTCATCTCACGTTCTCTCAACATATTTAGGTCCTTCTGATAGGTCAAGAAGTTTAGGACTTCGAGTAAAGGTTTTTGAGCAACTTGATGTATTTTGAGAATATCGTCACCGGATAAATATACCAACGACGCAAACCAACCCCAAAATTGGTCAAAGCCTTTATCGTCCTCCACTTTACTTGCACCCATATTCGGTGGAAAGATGAGCGTGTATTTCGACGTAATATGGTTTCTAAATTGTAAAAAAAAACCAGAGCCCCATTTAGATATTTCACTGGTAGTCGTCTAAATAACTCCGCCCTGTCTTTTAGGAGTGACGCATCGTAGGGGGTAAGTTTCCCGTTTTCGTCTGTTTCCCTGTATAATAGTGCCATCAGTAGGTTTAGTTCCGACACCTTTTTAGCGGGGTCTCTCGATAGGAATTCGTCTATATCGATGAACTCCCCGAAGGTCAGGTTTTCGAGGTCTATAAAGTGATATTTTTGGTCTCTGAACTCAAACTCTTTATGGAACTTATCCCCGTCTTTTAGTAGATATTCCGAGAGGTAGTGAGCCGTTTTATAGACCCCCTCCCATTCTGCGTCTCGTAGTTGTTCGGTAGTGAGTCCCGTGGCAATGGAGATAAGGATGAGTGAGAAGTCCTTATTATCGTATAGGTCTTTTAGTGTGTTGAGTTTCATCCATAACTCGATGGTGGGTTCGTGGACCCTGTATTCTTTTCCTTCGTATTCTACGTAATGTTTCTCCATATAGGTAAGTATAAATTGTGGGGGTGTTTAGTATATGTAGTAGGTCCCTTTGGTTTTACGTTCCTTGAGGGTGTTGTATCCTATACATAAACTCATTATGATATCGTCGTGAGCCCCTTGAATAGCCCCGTATGATATCTTTCTTGTTTTTAGTGAGTATTCATAACTGAATGTTTTTAGTTCCAAATATAGTTCGGAGTTTAGTTGTTCCGTTGGTAGGAATATTTGTCCCTCGTTGGTTCCGTATATGAAGTCCTCGATGATATTTTGTTTCGATGCGTTTGTAGTTTGGAAAGGTAATACGTTTTTATATCTCTGTTTCAGTTGTTCGAATAATACATCTCCTATTGAGTTGACCTCGACCTGACATAATGCGTCGTATCGTTTTAGTTCCCTCTCAATATTTCCGAGTATTTCCCCCCAAGGCTTTTGTCTCTCTCGATAGAAAAATACGAGTTTTCCCGTGTCATCGAAGATGGTAAGGACCGAGTAGTCGTCTTGTCGTCCAAAGTCGACACCTGCGTAGTATTTGACCCCTTGTCGTGGGGGTTCGTAGTGGTTGACCACGCAGTATCGGTCTATATCCACAAATACCTCACCACCTGAGTCAATAAACTCCCCCATTATTTCCTGTTTGAATATTTCCTCAGGTAGTGACCTTCTCGCTTCATCGAGTTCGTCGTTGGTTATAAATGGTGTATCGTAGGATGAACCTTTTAGGTATAGATAACTCTTTTCGTGGGGGTCTTGTCCCTTTACCGATAGGGAGTATAGATAATTTTTACCTTTTGGTGTTGATATAAATAATACTTTTTTACCCCTTACCAATATCGTTGGTTTTAGGACCATATTCCACACCTCATCTCGTAGGAACGCAGCCTCGTCTATTATCAGGTAGTCGTTCGTAAAACCTCGTAGTGAGTCAGGTCGTTCCCCCGACTTGAAGTGAATGACCGAACCATTCACGAGGGTTATCATTAGGTTCGTTTTGTGGTTGTCTCTCACCAGTCCCGAACTTACAATAGCCTCGTGCATAGATGTAAAAACTTTTCGTGCTTGAGCATAGACGGGGGATACCCACATCAGAACTGAGTTTGGGTTTTCGAGTGCCCATTTTAGTAATAGGTTCTGTGCTAATAGAGTTTTTCCCCACTGACGTCCTGTTGTCAGGACAACATATTTTACCTCCTTGTTATCGATGAGGTTTATCTTTGTCCTTTGGTCAGGGTGGGGGATGAATCCTTTTACCTGTATTTTCTTACTCGTCTCCGAACTTGAACTCAATGGTTGTGGTATTATTTAGGTCAAGTTTATCTGGTTCATTTAGTCCCTGAAGTTTAGCAATTGCATCCAACGTTTGTCGTGCGTTAGTGTAGTCCCCTTCCTCCATCGCTTGTTGGTATATGGTCCAATATTGTAGTAGGTGTTTATCCACAAGTTTATTTCTATCGTGTCTAAACCTCTCTTTTACCTGTTCCCAAACTCTATTCCAATATACGTTACCCATTTCTTTTGATATTCCCTGTCTCCTACAATATTCAATATATTGTTTGTAGGATAGATGTTTGTTGAGTATCATTTTTGTGGACTCTCGTAAAAATACCTCCACTTCAGTTTTTGTCATCTTATGGAGTTTGAATCCATTTTGTCTCCCCGACCCTTTTGGTCGACCAGGTATTTTGTTTATTTCGTTTATTTCCTCACTCATTTTGTTTCGTATAGGTATCGGTGGTGTAGGTGTTTTCTAATAGTTACAAAACACTTACCACATCCTGGTTGTTTATTTGTTCTGAATACCCTATTGTATAGGTTATAGAACCACGCTGTTTCTTGTGGGGTATAAATGGCTTTATTATAGTCATTATAAGCCATCTCTAATTCCTCTAAAGAATAGTTCCTAAATGTTGTTGGAACTTGGTTTATTTTATTCTCACATTCCTTACACATATCCTCTATTTTTTCCTTTTGTTTTCAGATAAAACTGAATAGCAGTTAGGTTTCCCTTGTTTATCTCTTGTATGAGTTTATTCTCTACGTAGTCGATGGTTTTTTCATTTACCTCTTGTATCATAATTGAGAATAAAATATCCCCCATCCAATCATCGAAGTTATCTCGGGTATATTTAGTTTTCTCGAGCGCTAACGTCACATTCCCCATCGTCTTTTCCAAGACATCGAGGAATATTTTTTGGTCAGTAGTCAGTTCCATTTATTTTTACTTTCAGTTCGGGGTCGTTATGTTTCATCCTGTCTATAATTACCTCACAATATTTAGGGTCCAATTCCATACCATATAGTCGTCTCCCGAGTTGGTGCGCGGCAACCATTGAACTCCCTGACCCCAAGAATAGGTCTAAACATAAACCCTTCATCGGTGATGAGTTGTTTATTATTTTTCCTGATAGGGGGATAGGTTTTTGAGTGGGGTGGACGTATGTAATGACCGAATCCTTACGTATTTCCCACGTATCGGTGTTCGATACCAAGTCCTCGACAATTTTCAGAAGGTCCTCTTTTTTTAGGTTTTTTATTTCTCCTCTTTCTTTTAGGTTCATTATGGTTTGTTTATCTCGTCCCCCATACCAACCGACCGCTTGTCCGTTGTTCTTGGATAGGTATAAACAATTCTCGTGAGCGAAGTGGTAGTCACTTCTGTTTAGGACCATCCCTTTTATCCATATCACTTTTTGTCGTTCCTTATATCCCACGTTTTTTAGTGAGTTTATAAAGTGGTTGTAATTTTGGTCCGAATACCACACATAACCCGCTGCGTTGTCTTTGGTATATTTGTATGCGTTTTTGAACGCCTCGTGTAGGAATATGTATAGTCCGTCTCCTCGTAGGTCGTCGTTCTCGATGACTTCCCAATCCTTACCTGCGGGGACTCCGTCGTAGGTAACTCCATAGGGAGGGTCTGTTAGTAGTAGGTCCGCTAACTCACCATTCATTAGTAATTCAACGTGGTCGGGGTCTGTTGAGTCCCCACACATTAGTCGGTGTGGTCCTAATTCTATTATATCCCCTATTTTTATTTTCGATGTGGGGGGGACTACTCCGTTGTAGTCATCCTCCTCGGCTTCGTCTTTTTGATAGAACTTATTATCTGGTATATCGAGTCCCCATTCGAGTAGTAGGTTTTCGTTCCACGTTGACTCCAACATATCCCAATCCCATTCCCCGTAGGATAGGTTGTCTTTGATAATAAATTCCTCTTGTTGTTGTGGTGTAAGGTCTTTTACCTTGATGAATGGGACTTCGGTATATCCAAGTTCTTTTAGTGCCGTCACCCTCATATTTCCCCCCAACACGATGTTGTTTTCGTTGAGTATGATAGGTCTGAGTTCCAACATTTCAGGGAAGTCCTGTATCGACTTTTTTAGTTGTTCGAGTTTGTCTTTTTTGATGGTTCGTGGGTTACCATCGTTCAGGTTTATTTGTTCGATTGATATCGTTCCGTAGTATTTTTCTGTTTCCATATTATTTTAGTTTTCCGTTTAGTAATTTATACCATAGGTATTTACCCCTAATTTCATCGGGGGTGGGGACTTCTTTCCATCTATGTTCTTTATTTATCTTGTGGATGTTCGGTCTTGAGGTCTCGAAGTATCCAGCAATTTCGTGGTGTTTGTAAATCCCCGTTGATAGTAGGTGTTTGATAAGTTCCACCTTCTCATCGTTTAGTTTTTGTTTACCCATAGTTTTATTAGTTTTTGTTTGGTTTCATTTATGTATCTCCCCACCGAGTTGAGGGGTATAGTTGTCTTTTTACTCACTTGAGTTAGTGTCCCCAGTTCCAACCACATTAGGAATAGGTCCTTCTCAAACCACGATAGGTTTTCTAATTGACAATAAACCCATCCGAGTTCTGCGGGTTCCATATATGGTTCATCCATTTGTTCGTGTATTTCAGGGTTGTAGTCGGTCTGTTTGTCTTGGTATTTCTTATTCTCGTAGTAGTATTTTGAGGTCTTGGAATAGTAGTTGTTTTTTAGGGTTCGTATAAAAAAATACTTTCGTCTATCGGGGGGGACTTCCCTTATCTGTTTGTTTTGTAATAGTTGTTCCATCACGGACTGAAATAGGTCATCAACATCTTGTTGATGTTTGACGATATTTTTGGTGGTATTATAAAGGTCTTTATAGTTCCTATTTATCCACTCGTTCATATCCATAGTCCTTACTTTTTATTTTACCGGGTTATGACTATAAATATATCATAATAACAAAAAAGTTCCACCTAAAATAAAAAAACCCCCACTATTTATCGTAGTGGAGGTTTTGAGGTTCCTTACTGGGTGCATTAGTTAGTTCAGTTCCTCCTTATTTTTTGTATTTATCTTTTATATGTTGTTGAGCCTTATTCAGGGACTCTTTGATGGTGTCGTTTGTTTTATGTTTTGCACACACCACGAGTAGGTCTGTTATTCTTACGAGGTCCTCGAGGTCGGGACATATTCCACACATTTCGAAGTATTTTTGAGCCAAGTGACTTTGGTTCTGATACATAATTCTATCCTCGTTGGGTCTTGTTTCTAAAGTTGTTATTGCCATTTTGTTTTTGTTTTTGTTTAGTTTATTTGTCTATTATAAATATAGTAAAACTTTTTTTTGAACCAAGTTTTATCCATCTTTTTTTATGAGTTCTGTCAGTGAATTTATATCGCAGTTTGGATACTCTTTCCCGTTGTATTCAACCTTTATGTCAGTTTCGTTTATTTCGAGTATCTTTATTCTCCCTTTTCCGAGTTTGTAGGTTTTACCTGCTTTGAGTTCCATTTTATATCGTGGTGAAAGAGTAGTCGGTTTAGTTTTGATGTTCTTGTTTTATGTATTCTCCCTTTATCCGTAGGTATTCTGATATATCGAGAGGGAAGTCCTCGAGTATAAGGGTGTAGTAAACGCTTTTGATGGTTTCGTTGAGTTTGTGGTTATCTATCGTTAGGATGAGTGTATCTACGTAGTCCATCATCTGAAGTTCGTTGTCTGTTAGGTTTTTCATATTATTCTCCCTCCATTAGTTTTTGGATGTTATCCCACTCTTGTTTGTATTGAGTGGTTTCGTTCAGGTATTGGACTTTGACTTGTAGGTATCGGATGATATCGTCGTGTTCGAGTTCGAAGATAAGTGTGTTGTAGATACCTTCGATGGCTTTGGTGAGTTTCTCATCGTCTTTGGTGATGATGAGTCCGTCGTAGTAATCCATCATCTCGAGGTCGTTTTGGTGTAGTTTCATTTTTTGTCTTGGGGTTTTCTATTATGATGTAAATATATGAGGAATATTTTTATCAACCAAGTTGTGGGGGAACTTTTTTTGATATATCTTTGTTGTGTTGAACCTCTAACCTCTTTATCACTATGAACAATTACACTTCCCTCCGTCAAGTTTCCGAAGCCTACAAGTCGGGTGAACTTATGTCGTCTTATACCTTCACCTTCAAGGGTTTCCATTGTTGGTGGGGTGGATACGACACCCGTGATGGTGTTGTTGTGTGTTCCTTCGACCGACTCCGCTGTGACCCGAGTTCCGACAAGCAGTATGATGACTTTTGGAAACTAACTCAACTTCCTTGTTTCACCAAGAAGTTCGCAGTGGATGTTGTCCTATCCTAATTTTTAGTTCGGTTCTGTTTTCTTGGGTTGGGGGGTCTTTCGGGACCCCCCTTCTATTTTATTAGTGTTCTGTTTTGGAACCTTGTCTGTAAGAGGAGTTCGTATATCGTTTGGTCCTCTGATATCTTTTCTTTGAGAAAGTCCCGTAGAGTTGATAAAATACCCCTTGTTCCGAGTGTTCCGACCTTTTTCTCATCTATCTTTGTAGTTCCTTCGTGTAGAACGTATCCGAATTCGTGTGGAACATCACCGGTGAAGTATAGTGTCAGGGAGTATTTCGGTATTTCTACTTTGAGGTGTTCCGGTAGTTCAGGTTCTTTATTCATTGTAAACTATATGGTCTGTTATCATATCGATAAATTGCTCAATTTCCTGTTCATTTTTTTCATCGAATTTTGGGTATGCGTATAGGAAATTTCCAATTTTGTATTTGGTATTGAGAATATAATTTGACTGGTATAAGTCGTAAATTGTATCAACAAAATATACATCGAGTAATTGTCGTTCTTGTCTTACGACCATTGAGTATCCGAGTTCCTTTTCCTCTATAAATTCGGTTGTCATTCCGTTTGATGCGTGGAGTGATAGTTTAGTTAGGTATTGGAATATTTCTTGCTTGCTCCAAGTTTTGTAGTCGAATTGTTTTACTGAGTTCATAAAGTTCTTTTAGTTCGTTTTGATACATTTTTATCAATATCATATCCTTATTATTTCGTTGAAAGAATATTTTTTGGTTTATTAGTTCCAACTCGAGTATTCCTTCGGTATTGGTCTCTTTTATAAAGAGTTGGGAATTATTCCTCAATGCATCGAGTATCTGTCGTCTGGTAAAGAATATCCCGTCTTGATATAGTTCCTTATCTATTTCTATTAGTTCCATATCGTCGATGTATATACCAAATGAGGTCTTGAGTCCAACTTTGTTTAGGTTTGTAAACACTTTTAGTAGTTTTCCCAATCTGGTCTTTTTCATATTGATAAATATTACTTTTTGTTTTTTTGTAATTCCTTGAGTCGTTCGTTACGTTCCTTCTCTGTTACCTCTGCAGGTTTGAGTTGAAGTAAAGGTTCAAGTAATTTTTCTATTGGAATTGTATATCCCTTGTTTGTATCGTTAGTTCCGTTGAGTGTATAGGTTTTCATATCCATAACCCATCCTTCCTCAAGTCCTTTATCTATTATTTCATTGAGGTATTTGGTTTTTACCATTATCGTCACAGGACCTATTTTCCCGTCGTTTTGGAGTATCGGTAGTATGTAGGTATCACTTTTGGTAGAAGATATCCCAGAAGGTCTGAAAACGTCCCATTCGGGTTTTTTCATTGAGTATTCTATGAATACATTTCCGTATTGTCTTACACTCGGTTCTAATTGGACTTTTATCTCCGCTGTTTTTATCGAGTCATCTATTTCTTGTTCGAATTGAGTGAAGCTTGAATAAACATCTCCTCTGTTCTTTATTTCCTTGAGTAATTTTTCAAGTTGTTTGTTCTCGATGGTTATGTCGTATTCCGTTGAGGTTTTATTTTTATTTTTCATAATTCTATTCCCCATTTCTTTTTAGCCATTTCTTGAAGTTCCTTGAGTGCTTGTTTTTGTTCCTCCTCTGTAAAAGTATCCTGTATGTGTGTGTAAGAACTTTTCGTAGAACTTCTATTATAATTATTTGGAAAAATTATTTCATCAATAATTTTTCCATTATTAGTTCTATTATTATTACTTACTTTTTCTTTTACTTTTACTTGCTCTTGCTCTTGCTCTTGCTCTTGCTCTTGCTCTTG